ACGCCTGTGTTTATTTGCAGCCCGATTGCGCGGTTATCATAAAAATCATTCTCGTTAATCTCCACCTCTGCGGAAGTTGCCGTACCTACTGCTAGAGTCAAGCCGCCGCCGCCGTCTGGCGAGCCGTTGTTGGAGAAAGTGTTTTCCGCAATTCGAATACCGCGCATCGCAAAGTTAGAAATCGTATTGCTAATTACGCAGCCCCACGATTGATTTGCCGTGTCCAAATAGTTGTTGTGGAAATCGTTGTCTTCTACGCGAGCATCCACCATGTCAGCCAGATAGAGCCCCGTCGTAAATCCGGTGAAAAGGTTTTCATTGACGGTTACATGGTTGGAATAGAGGCGGAAAAAGACACCTGTCTCGTTGTTGTCGGCGTTGGGTGTATCGTAAGCACACTGCATCCCCTGTGTGCCCAAGCCATTATTTCCGAGGCCGTTACCCTTGAATGTGTTTCCAAGAACTCGAACATCCTGCCAGAAAGCGCTATCAATTCCAGACCCGCCAAGCACTTCGAATACGTTGCCTGAAATTTCAGAGTCGAAAAGCCACGAACTCGCGATATAACTTCCCTGAAATCCGCGCATGATGTTGTCGCGAATTGCCATTTGCTGATTGCTGAGCATACCTATGGCGCAGTTGTTTACCTCATTAGGCAGACCCACGTTATTCCCTTGGAACGTAATTCCGCGAACCGAACAATTGCGGCAGCGGTAGAAAAGGATTATCTCTGCGCGGTTGTTGGGGTAGACGCTGTTGGTTAGAACCGAATCGCCTGTGCCAACTAGGTGAATATTGTCGGCGTCTTTGACGAACAGGTTTGGATCTTCAAATGCTTTAGGGGTCAGGCCTGCCGGGCGCTTGGACTGGAAGTTATAGGTTCCGCCAGGGAATACGACAGTTCCGCCACCGGCCGCAATGAGCGCATCGATGCAAGCCTGCGCCGGAATGGAGTCATCATTTACGTTGTCACCTTTAGCGCCAAACTGTTTAACGCTTAGTACGCCGGAATGAACGAGTTTCCAGCGCCCCCCGTCGACGGCTACCACTACAGTTCCGCCGTTATCTGAGGTTGACGTGTCGGCGGCATCAAGATAGTACGGGCCGCCGCCACCGTCGCCTGGCGCATAATAACCGGTGACAAATGCGTTAGCGGAGGCGCTAGCCTGGGACATGCCGCGCAGTTCATCCACAGACCCTAATACGGTTGACGCTCGACCTATCAACTCGGCGCCTTTACCGACTGCAGCGGAGAAGATGTCAGCCAGCACGCCGCCCGGCGCCCCGATCATTGCCGCGCCGCCCGTTGCAGCCAACTCTTGGCGCAGCACATCATCGCCGAGCAGAACGAGATTGGCCGAGTCGGTCGCCCACGCGCCGGTCAGCGTTAAGGGAAGCGTTGCCGAGGCGTTTGGACGGTACAGGCCGGGAGACGTGCCGGTAGTGGCCGCATTGACTGCCGCGTATTCGTTCCGCTCAGCCAGCACGACGCCTGCCGCATAGTCGCCCTTGCTCACGTAGCCGGACGAAACCAGAAACGCCTGGAACCGGCTTTCCTTGTCGGCCTGGCTCAGCGCGAAGGCGGTTTCGCGTCCGGTCTGCGACGTGTCGAACGTGTTCTTCATGCCGGCCCACGACTCGCGCAGGACGCCCTTGCGGTCGGCGTAGAACGGGTCGGCGCCGTTGACCAGCTTGTCGAGGTTTTCGGCGTTGTCGTACAGGTCGCGCGGATCGGTCGACGGGACGTTGTTGCCGGTGTTGAAGGTCATATGGTTTTACTCCAGGCGTGCAAATCCGCACGGCGTCCTTGCGGGCCGTGTCCGGTATGTGGTGTTGGCTAGTGGTTAGGCGGGACTGTTGTTGTCGTCCGCATAGACACGGACGTCATAGTTCATCGCTTCAACCGAAGCGCTTTCGGTACCGTTTGGCGTGATGCCAGTGATCAGCACCGGATAGCTCCAGCGATTGAGCGGCCCAAACAGAAGGTGCGGTGGCTCAATGTCCCAGCTCGTGTCGGGTTCGAAGTCGAGGCCAGTAATCGACAAGCGATACTCATCTATCTGCGTGGCCGTGTAGGGGCCGGAGAGCGTCCCATCGGGCCGGCGAATGCCGACCACATGCGTTCCACCGGCTGACCAGTCGAAGGGCTCGGACGATTCGATCAACCCGCCTTCATAGCTGAGCATGATTGCGCTCTGCCCGTACCCCGGCACGTCGTCACCGACAGCGCAGAAGCTCAGATACCTGCTGTTCAGCGCATCGAGTTCGGTGGCCCACTGGTAGCTCCAGCGCCGGTACTTCTGCGAGCGGCGCTGACGCATGCCGATACGCCAAGCCTTCGTGCGACTGGTGACGCCTTCGAGCTGGATCTTCTCGACTCGCTGCCCGATGTCCCCTGGCAGCCGACACTGGACCGTTTCCTTCTGCCAGGTCACGCCGTCCACATACTCGACATCAACGCCGTCGTAGTCGTCTGGCTTGCGAGCCGAGAACGAGCGCGACAGCCCTTCGGTCATGTTCTGAGGCGTGTACATGTGCTCGAAGGTTGTCCGGGGCTCATCCCGTACCGGCCTGATCTTGCCCCGGTCGATGGTAATGTCAGCGAAGCCGGCCACCATTGCATCGACCAGGCATTGCTTGACCGTGCTCAGCGAATCCACGGAAGAATCGAAGTAATCGCCCCGGGCAGCCCACACATCGCCTAGGCGGTCCAATTCCGCCATATCAAGGTCTTCGTCTGTATAACCGATCGACCGGGCGACATGCGCGATCCATGGCGCGATATCGCGAGTAGGCGTTTCCACGTCCCAGGCACCGCCATTTCGGACAGGAAGAACGCGAGTCGCTTCCACTGAAACAAGCTGCTCTGACTGAGCGGCAAGGCGGTTGCCGCCCCTAACGCGCATCGCCAGGAGCGTCACGCCCTCATAGCTTGTTGGCCCATTCAGGCGCGACCGAAGGCCGTACCACTGGACCGCATCTTGTGTTTGCGTACTGGTGGATTCGGCGCCGATCCTTCGCACCCGAACCTCTGCGCGCATCGGGTACGGCATATTCAGGCTTTCAGTGAACCCTAACTGATCGAGCGTGCTTTCCTGATAGGTCTTTACGCTCGAAGTCCAAGCACCTGCGATCTCCATGTCACGATATTGAACCTCCACCGTCACGCTGATGGGAACGTCCTGGCCTTTGCTTCCGATCCTGATAAGGCCGCCAGGAAACATCACATCCCACTCGATAGCCGTGGTTAGCTCGCCATCCGGGCAGGCCGCGAACGGGCCGCACCAGTCGCCCTCTTGAGTCGAGCCGTCGAGGATTATCGAAGCGAGCGTTGTAGTCAGCGGCAGATAGCCAGGCCATCCGAGATCCGTTGCGCCGGTATCAGTCATACGCTCAACCGAAATAGCCTGCGCGCTCGCAGCCAGCAGTCGGTAGCGAAGGCCGCGATAGCCAATGCCCATATTAACGCTGCCAGTCAGCAGCCCAGTTGCCGGAGCGCCGCCGTCATAGCTCAGCGTCATCTGGTCTGGATCGGTATCGAGCGCGCCCGGCGTGTACGACTCGACGATATAAAACCCCTCGTTGTCACCCACGATCTCAATCAGCATTCCAGCGAAGGGAGCCAGCTGCGAAAGGTCGCCTTCAATAATGTCTCGCCCGGCACCGCCGTCGATAACGGTATAGGGATAGGTGACTTCGATGCGCGCGATCATGCCGGCAGCCCATCCTGCCGGGAATTCGCCAGCCCCTGACGGGATGGTCACGGTGTCGCCATCGAATAAATAGGAGGACGCAGAAGCCGTAGGCGAAACCTCGAACGTTGCCTTCAGTTGCAAGCCGGATGTTCCGGTTGAAGTCGCGCCCACTTCAGGACAGGAATTCCACCACACCGCGCAAGGCTCAGCACTGAGGTCTGCGCCAGGCTGGTAGATGGCGAACTGCACATCCTCGCCCAGCGAGATAACCGGCGTGTCGCCAATCTGAATGCGGCTCTCTGGAATGCTGTATTTGCCTTTTCCGACGCAAAGCAGCATATCCACCCACTGCTCACGCGGGGACGTGAAGTAGCGCCGCAGCGGCAGAAGGTAGTCCGGGTAGACCTTGCGCTTCCCGGCAATCTCCCGGATCGGCGCATTGGTCTTGACTTGGTTTCCCTTTGTGGTCGCCAGGTCGAGCTGGCTGCCCTGCGTTTGGCCGCCGCCCTTCATCGCGGCGGGCTTTGGCATCAGCAGAACCGCGAGTACTGCGACGGCGGCAGCAATATAGCCGCCATAGGCAACAAGGAAAGCGCCGACGCCTGCCGCTTTCGGCAAGGGGTAAATATCAACCGTATCGGCCGGG